TTGAAAACAAGCTCAAGGGCCTTGACAGTGTAGCGAGCAAGACACAGAAAGCCTTCTCCGGCATGGGCAGGATAATCAAGACCTTTGCCACCGTTTACGTAGGGCGGGCTTTGGTCAATGTGGGCAAGGATTCGCTTGCTATGGCGAATGAGGTTGTCGAGAGTGAAAACCTGTTCAGCGAATCCATGCGGAGCATGTCCGGCGCGGCCCGTGACTGGTCCGACAGGCTGAGGGATACGCTCGGGCTGAACGCTTTTGAACTGCGCAAAAACGCGGGAACCATGAACGTCATGTTGAAAAGCATGGGCATCGGTGAGACGCAGGCTTATGACATGGCCGTTGCGCTGACCGAACTGTCAGAAGACATGGCGAGCTTCTACAACATGTCCAGCGCGGACATGTACGCCAAGCTGCAAAGTGGTATGACCGGCATGGCTATGCCCCTGAAGCAGATCGGCATCCTGATCGATGATCACACGCTCAAACAGTACGCGCAGGCGGCGGGCATCCAGAACACGACCGGGGAGCTGACACAACAAGAAAAGGTGCTGGCCCGGTACGCGGCTATCATGGCGCAAACAACGTCAGCGCAGGGCGACCTTGCCCGAACCATCGATAGCCCGGCGAACCAGCTGAGGGTACTGTCAAACACCGTCGATCAGGCCAAAGTAGCGCTTGGAAGAGCCGCGCAGACCATCCAGGCGGCGATCATGCCCACGCTGTCACGGTTAGCAAGCGCGGCATTAACGGCGGCGCAGGCCATAGCCTACCTGATGGGCGGGCTGGGCGGGCTGGGCAAGCGAAACATCGCGGCAGAACTCACGACGAAAAAAGGCGCGACGGCGACCGAAAACCTTGCGAGCAAGCTGACCGACACGGCAGACGCGTATAAAAAAGCAGGCGGGGCCGCGAAAAAAGGCGCGAAGGACGCAAGCGTCGGCCTGAAAGCCTTTGACGAGATCAACAAGATCACCGAGGAAGCGGCAAAAGGTGGTGGTGGTGGTGGCGGTGGTGGCGGTATTGATGACGTCACCTTGCCCGAGCTGGACGATGGCAGTTTTCTTGACGACCTCGAAGCCGTGAACAAGAAGGTCAGGGAATTGGCCGACAAGATACGCGAAGCGGCTGACCTGGTCGTTCCCGCGCTGGCGGGCCTGAGCGCTGGATTCATCGCGTTCAAACTGACCGGCAACCCGGCCGTCGGGCTGGTTGTCGGAGTATTGGGCGCGGGCATCACGGCGCTTGTACGCTACGCCGACCAAATCCGGGAAGCCAGGCTTGCAGAGGCGTTCGGCACAATCGAAATCAGCCTGGAAGAGGCCGCGACCATAATATCAAATAACCTTCGCACCAAGACCACGGATATGCTGGACGCTGTTGAAGGGCTGAGCGAAGAAACCGACAGAGCCTTGCAGCGCTACGCGGCGGCGGTAGAGTACACCAAAAAGGTGACCATGACGCTGCAACTGCTGACCATGCGCACAGGCTATGAAAACTTCACGCGCGAACTGGCCGACCTGAAGAAGCGGCTGAAAGCGTCTGGCGGGGAAGTCAGAGTAGATGTTTTAGCCTATCTGGACGCATTGCTTGTGGACGGTAATATTGACCTGACTGAGTATAACAGGCGCAGAACGCTGCTTGAGGAGCGCCTGGCCAGCCTGGATAATCTGGCTGAAAACCTGGTCACCACGGTTACGGCGCAGGTAGACGCGGCGCTTGAAGACGGCAAGGTCGATGATAAAGAAAAAACGGCTATCATAGCCACGCTTGATGCAGATGCCAAAAAAGTTGTCCAGGGCTGGAACGCGCTCAAAGCGGAGATGTATGCGGAAGTAGACGCGGACTTAAAGGCAGGATATATCACAAAGGACGGCGCGAAGGCTCAAAAGACCGATATAGATGCGATGATCACAGAGAAGGTCGCTGAGTTTGGTATAGCGACGGCTGGTATTACCGCACAAATCGGAACCATTAACTGGACTGAAAAGGCGCTGACGCCTGAGCAATTAGAGAGCTATCAGGAAGCCGTACAGGCGCAGGCTGATGCGGCGGGAACCTTGATTGCTGAGGTTGAAATAGAGCTTACCGCGAGAGGGAAAGCCGCTTTAGGAGATGATTACAGCGGCAGCGCCACGGAAGCGGCTTTTAGTAACCTCTTTGATGCAGCAAAAGAAAACCTGGAAACCGCTGACGCTGAGATTGAGCGCCTGTTCGCGGAGGCCCTGAGCGTGGGCATGACGCCTGAGATTATGTCCGCGATCCAAGAGAACCTTAACACACAAAGAGATGCGGCTGAAATGCTGGCAAATGGCGGGCTGACCGACCGCGCCTTGTGGGCGAAAACGTTAGCCACAGCTGACGGATTAAGCAAAGAGAGCATTGATAACCTGATTACGGCGCAGGCCGATTATGTCGCAAGTGAAGAAACCAGGATCAGAGAGAACGGGGAAATACTCGCTAACACGCTTTGGAATGGGCTTGCCGATGGGGACGACCCAGCGCTCGTACATGCGGCCGTCAAGGAGCTGGGAGACGCAATAGAGGCAGACGTTGTCGAGCTGAAAAGCGGCGCGGCGATCAACGCAGCGAAGACGTTTATGCCGGAACTATCAAAAGCCATAGCAAGTGGCAAGCTGAGCATTTCTGAGTTAATCGGATACAGGGACCAAATTGATAAAGTTTTCGAAGGTATAGATTACAGTTCGCTGACCGAAGAAGCACAGCGGGCGGCCCTTGAAATGATTGTGCCGTTTATGACCAATGTCGGACCTGGCGGAGAAATGATGCGTATTCTTTCGGAGGGTGGGATTGAGTTCTCCGAGATCATGGAAACCGTTGGGCAAGACGCCATGATGAAGCTGGGTTTGGCCATGATGGCCGGAAAACTCGACATGAACGACATGAACATGTTGTTTCTTAACCCAACGAAAGAAGGCCTCGAACAACTCGCTCAGAAGCTCGAAGCGGGCGGCGAGAAGGCCATGGCCGACCTGGTGCGCGGATTGAAAGAAAAAGCGCCTGACGCAAAAGAAGCAGGGAAAGACATTGCTGAAGCCGTCAAGACGGGCGCGGGGAGCGTTGACACAACATCCGTTGGCGAACATGCCGCTGACGGCGTTATCAAAGGTGTCAACAATAAAATATCATCCATCAAGGCGGCAGGTGCCACAATGGCCTCTGCATTGAAGATCGGTGCAGGCAACACGTTGCAAATTTCCAGCCCATCCAAGGTTTTCGCGTGGATCGGCGAAATGAGCGTTGCGGGCCTTGTTAACTCGCTGGCATCCGGCATCCCCGACGTGTCCAGCATCAGCGAAAGGCTTGCAAACGCAGCCATAGACGGCATGGCGATCGACGCCAGCGCGCTGGACGCGTCACCGCTGAGCATTGCAAGCGGTAGCGTGAGCCTTGAGGCGGGCGCGGGCATCTCGGGCGCGATCGAAACGGGCATCGCAAGAGGCGTGCAGAGCGTGATGGACGCGCTCAACATCAACCTGAACGTGGACGGCCAGGTGCTGGGCCGCGTCGCCATTAAGGGCATCAACCAGGCGACGCGCGCGGCGGGCACCATGCTGCTGGAGTTTTAACATGTTGAAAGTAAACGGTACAGACATCAGAACACCAAAAAAGATGTCCGTGGGCATCTACGACGTCAGCAAGACCGCCGACCGGAACGCTGAGGGCACGATCCTGATCGACCGGGCGGCCGTCAAGCGCAAGATCGAATGCGAGTGGGGTCTATTGACCAACGCGCAGATGTCCACGCTGCTGTCGGCGGTGACGAGCGTGTTTTTCACGGTGACTTACCCGGACCCGCAGACGGGCGCGACCAAGAGCATCACCTGCTACGTGGGCGACCGGACGGCGCCTGTCCACAGGGTCGTGGGCGGTGTGCCGGTCTGGGACGGGCTGAAAATGAACTTTATAGAACAATAAGGAGGGCGCATGTACAACACGACACCGGAATTTCGCACCCTCATGGCAGAGCCCTCGCGCACACTCTCAGCGCGGGGGCTCATTACTTACCCTGATCTCGCGCAGCAGAGCCTGACGGCGGCAATGATCTCGAGTATCCAGATCGATGAGGACGCGGGCGAGCACCTGCCGCTGGGCACGGCGGGCGCGAGTACCTTGACGCTGAAGCTGGACAACCGTAACGGCGAATGGGAGCAGGGCGGGAGCATCCGGGGCAACCACAGTATCGAGGGCGCGAAGGTAGAGCTGGAGATCGGCGCATGGGACGGCGCGGCCTGGCTGTGGGAAAACCTGGGCACTTACATCCTTGAGGACGCGATCGGGCAGGAGCAGGAAACCCTGATCACGTTCAAGGGCATGGACTACCTCGGAAACAAGGCTTTAGGCGTGTTTATAGACGACCTGGCCTACCCGATGACATTGGCTGCTATGGCCGACCTGGCCTGTTTTCAGAGCGGTTTTACGCGCAAAACGGGTGCATTTTTGAACTCAGCCGTTACCATCACGGAAAGGCCTGATTGGCCGGGCGACATCAGCTGCCGGGACGCGCTGGCGTACATCGCCGAGGCGGCGGGCGGGTTCGCGCGGATTGACCGAAACGGGCAATTAGAGTTTGTCACGCTTGACGATACGCCTAATTATGAGATCGGGCCGGACAGGTATATGCGCCTCACCAGACAGGCCGAGACCTTTGCGCTTAACGCCATCATCTTTGAGGGCCGGGAGGCGACCGAAGACAGCGCGGCTATCGAGCCGGTGCGTGTAGCGATCAACGCGGGCCTTGATGACACGGCGCTCAACAGCCACAGCACAGATAACCCTTTGCTGGTACCGGGCAAGTACGAGGGATTAAAAACGCCTATGACATCGGCCTTACTGGGCCTATCTTTCATCGGCGCGTCCATTGACTGGCAGGGCGACCCGACGCTCACGGCAGGCGACTGTGTCGAGGTGACTGACCTTGACGGCAAGGACCAGTCGGTCATTATCGCGAAAAACAATCTGACCTTCGGGCCGGGCTTTGACATGACCAGCGGGAACGCGCTCAAAAACGACGCGCAGGCAGGTACACACAGCAGCAAGCCGCGTATCTTTACACCGGACGGCAAGATCAACGCGGCGGCCATTGACGGCACCATCAAGCGCGCGCAGATCGGCATTGCGGCCATCGGGACCGCGCATATTGATGACGCAAGTATTTCGACTGCGAAAATTAAGGACGCGGCGATCACAACGGCGAAGATCAAGGACGCTGAGATCACAAACGCGAAGATCGCAAACGCGGGCATCGACTACGCGAAGATCAAGGACCTCAACGCTGGGACGGCCATTATCACTGACGGCATCGGAGACCGCCTGATTATCGGCCGCCTGATCGTGACGGATGCCAACCTCGAATCCGCCATTGTCGGCAAACTGGTTATCCGTGACACGGACGGGAAATACTACCGCGTCAGCATCAACCCGGCAACGGGCGCAGTAACCGCTACCGAAGTCAAGATAGACGGCGATTCCCTGACCGACAACGCCGTCATGAGCGTGTCCCAGCGGTTGCTGTGGCGGCAGGCTACGGCTCCGTCTGCGCCGTGGGTCGGCATGCTGTGGCAGGACACCACGGCCGACCAGTTGAAACGGTGTACAGGCGTCAGCCCTGTGGTGTGGGAGATTGTGCCCGCGGGGGCCGTGCATACGTCGGTTATTGACGTGGATGACACGGGGATGATCGTGGCCTCCACCGGGACATTAACGCTGTTGTCCGGCGGGAAGCTGGCCATCAAGAATCTGGGCGATACCGAGAACATCATCGAGATGGATTCCTCCGGGATGGATGTGAAAACAGGCGGCAAACTGAACATCGAGGCAGGCGGCGACCTCAACCTGTTGGCTGGCGGCAACCTCAACATCAAAAACCTCAGCGGAACAGATAACGTCATCAACATGGACAGCACCGGCCTGAGTGTTTCGTCCACCGGCAAAGTAAAATTAACCTCAGGCAGCCTGCTTGAGGTGCAAACAGGTGCGGACATAGATGTAAAGTCCGGCGGCGAAATCAATGTTGAATCCGGCGGTAAAATCAACCTGACAACAGCCAACGACCTGATGCTCGGCGCACAAAATATCACAGCGTTCGCTGACGGAAGAATTGACGCCAAAGCGAGTACGATAGACCTCTCCGCAAACGAAAGCATCAAACTGACGGTTAGCAACATCAAAGTTGGCGGCACGAACCTTGTCCGAAACGGTGGCTTTGATGACGACCGCATGTTGTGGTCGCCAAGCCCAGCGGGGACAGAAATATCATTTAGCTCTGGTGTCAATTATACGGGGCGTGGGCTATTGATACAGAAACCAAGCACCCAAGTAAGCGGGAGCGGATATTTTTCTTTCAGTAACCTGACAAAACCACTTGTGGTAGGGCAGGAATACGTTTTATCGTTCTGGAAATACAGTGTACACGCATGGTCACTTTCGTCGACAGCCTTCTCGCCTGGTGTGGTCATGCCGGCAGGCGGTTGGATGAGAATAGAGCATAAATTCACGGCCACTGCTAACACCGGTGGGATTACTATCGGTATCAACTTGGCGGATGTCGCAGCAGGCATCAGAATCGACGAGGTACAAATCGAAGAAGGAAATAAGGGAACGTCGTTTAGCCCCGCTCCAGAAGACCCCGCAAGCGGCGTAAAGACCAGTTACATCGACATCGCCAACGACAGCATTGAAATGTCCACAGGCGGGAGCGTGTCAATCAACGCAGGGGCGGATTTTAACGTCCGAGCGGGGAGTAGCGCAAAAGCAATTGGTATTAGTAATAACGAAGCGAACGGCTATATGTTATGGGCGGGAGCCACATCGCCAACCGTTGCTCCGTTCTCCGTATCTATGGATGGCGCGCTAAAAGCAACTAACCTTGATGGTTCATTCGTTCTGGGAGTTGATAACGGGGGCACTGGCGTTACGCGCCAGCAGACCTGGAGGGGGAGTTCGATACCTGTCAGCAGCTTGGGCGTTGATGGAGATATGTACATCCTGTTTAACGGCGCTGTAGGCACAACCTGGAGCGATACAAACTTATCGTTTGGATCTACCGGGCAAAGCACTTCTTTTGGTGTGAACCGAAACTGGAATGTCCAACCTGTCACCAACTACCGAAGGATAGGAAACGGAATCGGTTCTGCATCGACAAAATATGGCGTGCATGCATCGTTTTCATGCCCGGCAGCAACAAAGACATTGACCTTCAAACTCCACACAACTAAACAACTGCCCGGTACCGGGTCTTTATCAAGCGGCACGACCTCATACAGGGTGGAGTTAAGAAATTCGCTTACAGGGACTTTAAGGGCATCTGGCACGGTTGAAGCGAGTGTTTCTGGTGCAGACCGGGAAATTACGTTGACGGCAAATAGTGCCCTCACCCAAGGAACGACCTACTATCTTGGCATATTTCTTCAAACCGATACAGAAATGACAGGTGCAGCTATCTATGGAAACATCGTACTTAAGGGGTCCACAAGTTCATCAATCGGCTCAGCCATCTATATCAAGACAAACGGTGCTTGGGTCAGGGTTGCCTACGCATAAGGAGGAGATATGGAAATTAAAACAATCTTTCACGAACCCAGAACGGTGGAGGGGGAGCGGGTGGACACCGCGAAAATCATGATCGAGGGCGGTGTCACGGCGGAGGAAATTGAAGCCCTGAAAGAGAGGGAGGGGCTTGAAGGCTTTACTGAGGTATTAGAACACTATGTAACGCTGTACAAGCCGCCGAAAGCGCAGGCGCTGGCGGACACGCTGGCGGACTTGGCGGTGAAGCTGCCGGATGAATTGGCGCTGGAGCACCCGGACCTGTACCCCGACTGGGAGGCCCTGGAGGGCGAGATCAGGGATGGCGTGAGGCTGCGCTATGAAGGGGGCCTGTACCGGGTCAAGCAAACGCACACTAAGCAAGACCACTACCCGCCCGGGACTGATACGGCTGCGCTGTACACCCGAATCAGCGCAGAGGAGGAAATCCCGGCATGGGTGACGGGACAGAGTTATGCCAAAGATACACAGGTGACGCACGGTGGCAAGACCTGGCTGAGTATGGTCGACAATAACACGTGGGAGCCTGGGGCGGCTGGCGTGTTTGACAGCATTTGGCGGGAGGTTATCGTGTGAGCAAAATAATCAGATTCGCCCGGCTGCAGGTGGGCAAGCCCTACGTTTTCCGCAAAAGCGGCCCGGATAGTTTTGATTGCAGCGGACTGACCAAGCGCGCGGCGGCGCAAATCGGCCTCGACCTGTACCATGGAGCGACGACCCAGTGGAATAGGGGCACAGAGACCGGCACGCCTGAACGATATGGATACTTTGACCAGACCGGCACCATCGACACGCTGCCGATGGACAAGGTGGCCTTCCTGTTCAACCAGGACAAGACCGCCACAAAACTCACGATGGCGCACACTGGCCTGTATGACGGCGCAGGGCGTGTTGTGCAGGCGGGCGGGCAGTACAAGGGTGTATCGGACAAGCCGTTAAACAGGAGCAGGTGGAGCCATTGGGCGACGCTTAGCCCGTTCTGGGCGCAGAAAGATGAGGATGACTACATGGACACGACACTGAGACAGGGGAGCATTGGCGAGGCTGTTAAGCAGCTGCAGCTTGGCCTGATGGCGCTGGGCTATGACGTGGGCAAGAACACAAAGGCTGACGGTAAATTTGGCCCGGCCACAGCGGCGGGGGTGCGAAAGTTCCAGGCCGACGAGGGCCTGCCCGTGACCGGCATCTGGTCGCTTGAGGACCAAAACGCGCTTGACAACGCGCTCGCGGACGAGAACGGCCCGCCGGTCAACGATGACGTGGAGATGGTGCTTGTGCCAAAGGCGTGGCTTAACGGCCTGATTGACGGCGCATCCGGATTCTTGAGGGGGTGAGGGTGTGGACTGGGCGAACCCCAAGGATTTGTGGTGGCTAATCGGCGTCCTCGTTGTTATCTTTACCGCTCTGTGGCGGCTGGCGATCAGGACAAATCAGAGCAAGGAGCGATTAGAGCAGGTGAGCGAAAACCGAGCAAGCATCAAAGCACTCAAGGACGAGATGAGCGGAATCAAAGAGGACATCGCCGAAATCAAAGACAGCCAGGATAAGCAGTCAAGCGATACTGCCGCCATCTTGTCCGGAATCCAATCCATCATGAACGCGCTGGCAGATGGCGAATGCAACATCCTGCCCGCCCGAGACAAATTCAATGATTATTTAGCGAAACGATGATTCCTTTGAAACGGAAGCCCACAAGGGCAGAGAGGATTGAAGAATGGAAAAAATCAACTGGAAGCAGAAACTCACAAGCCGTAAACTCTGGGCAGCCATCGCAGGCTTTATCGTGGCTGTGCTGGCGTTTTTCAGCGTGGACGAGGAAACGGTAGTCCGTGTGACCGCGCTCATCACCGCTGGGTCTACCATGATCGCCTACATCATCGGCGAAGGCCTGGTGGACGCGAACCGCCCCCCCGAGCCCGAGCAACCGCCTGACGGGCAACCACCAACGCTGGAAAGATAGAATAACGGACATAAATAAGAGGACCACCTATTACGGGTGGTCCTCTTATTTTATATCAAGCCGTGTTCCGCGAGTATTCGCTTCACATCCTCCACCGATGTGACCACCCCGGTGACCGCTCCGGCAGCGGCCCATTGCGACAGCCGCCATCGCTGTATTTGTCGTGGCCTTTCCTTGGTATCTCTCTTGGCCTCAAACGCCACCATGCGGCCTGATATACTCCCTAACACGTCGGGTGTCCCGCGCTCAAAGAAGACACTCCCGTGAGTATTGATGGCCTTGGACCGGGGGAGGGCGTTGAGGTACCGGAGGACAGGCACCACAACACCCTCATATTCCAGTTTACTCATTAAGCCGCTGCTGGGCCTCTTTCCGGGCCGGGATATCCTGCAGGTCCGGGTGCTTTTCCTCCGTCCACATGGCCATCAGCAGGTTGGTGGCAGCAGCCGCAAGGTGGTCCTCATCCGTGCGGCCATCCATGTATTTGAACAGGTGGCGGATGGCGCTGTCCAGCATATAGTGCATGGGCATGCCCTCCTCCCAATTCCGCTCCGGGTAGCCGGACTGGGTGAGCGCGTCTTCCATGTGGTGCGACACGCGCAGCAAAGCGGCCATAGGCAGCAGGTCACACCTGCCTTTATCACCGTTCACATTGCGGACCGCGCCAGTTTCAAAGATGGTCTTGCCGCTGCAATCCTTAAGGTCACTCACTCTTAACTCTTCCATTTTACACTCCAGTTGAGCCGAAGCCGCTATCATTCCGCTCATTATGGCTTTCCGGGATGTCCTCCACCTGTGACCAGCGGATGTCCTCAATCAAGTGGAAGATGACCTGTGCCAATCGCATACCGGGCGTGACATGGAAAGGCTGGTTGGTCATGTTATGGACGCTGATAAACAGTTCACCTGTATACCCGTTGTCTATGATACCCTCATTGACCATCAGGCCGTGCTTACGCAGCGTGGATGACCTGCCGATGATACGGGCAAAAATGAACGGGGGCATTTTAATGCGGATGTTGGTGTGCACATCCATGGTGGTGTGCGGCGGTATCACGGCCTCATTGCTGACATAAAGGTCATGCCCGGCATCGCCAGCGTACTTGCGAAACGGCATTTTGCCATTCTCACCGAGCATAACCTCCACATATTTGACCCTTGCCATCAGAACACCTCCTGCGTGTTGACTACCGTATCCGGCCCGGTACCAACAAAGGCAAGGCTGCATTCGTTATTCCGGATGTAGTCCATGATACCGGATTGCTGGAGGAACAGGCCAAGGGGCGCGGATTGGACTACGCGCTGTATGCTGTCCACGGCGTATAGGTCCGGGTCCACATAGTCCGCAAATGTCAGGGCCAGTTTGGTGGGCTTGTTGAGCATGCAAGCGGTGTTGAACAGGGTGCGGTCCCACTCCGCGATGCGGCGGACCTTTTTAGTCACCGTGGTCCGCTCCGATACCTTTTTACCGATGCGCTCTGACAGTTCCTCCCACGAGATTTCGTTGCGCATAGGCCCGGAGTTTCCGGCCACACGGATGGGGTAGGTCCGGGCCACCAAGATAACCTCATCCAGCAGGGCCGGGGCGATACCCACATCCGCCAGCATTTGAGCAGCGTTGGTGTCCGTGCTGGTGCAGTACGGCCAATGGGAGTGCAGCAGCGACAGGGCCGAGCCTTGGGTGCCTTCAATGAGGATTTTAGCACCAGCGCCATGGAGGGTGTGCAGCAGGTGCGGCGTGTCATCCACCATACAGTCCTTGAGGCCATATTCCTCAACCACATCGCGGAAGAGTTGGAAAGTGTCCGGGTTGCGCTCCAGCCGGGCCATCCGGGCCGGGCCTACACCCTCACCCGTGCTGCCAATACGCTTGTGCATTTCGCCATCCACGCCACCCTCCTGCTGGTGGAAACGCTTGGACAGGACACCAGCGGTGCTGTCAATCCGGAGCCGCTGCCGGAAGTCCGGGTAGTAACCTTCAATGGTGGTCAACTCCGCCATCAACTGGTCCATATCAATCAAGGCACCGCGACCGATGATGATGAGGGCCTCCGGGTTGGTCCAGCCACAGGGGATGGAACGCTGCACATGCTTTTCACCGTTCCAGTAAAATGTGTGGCCAGCGTTAGGGGAGCCTACGCGGACATGCACATTGTACTTGTCAGCGATGTGGTGCGCGATAGCACCTTTACCCTCCGAGCCGTATTGAGCGCCGACCACCACGGCCACCGAGCCTTTAATCTTGAATGTTGTTCCCATGTTTGTTCCTCCTGCTTATTGCATAGTTTATCTTGCTGATATCATAGGCGTTGCGGAACCCGTCCACCGACTTGTCATCTATGTATAGGTCTGCAAACACTTTCCGGGGGTTGGTGCCGTACTGGGCCACATTTTCCGGGATGTTGTCATTCACGGTGTCAAAGTACAGGCCGAGGTCCGCACACCAGCGGACAGCCTCCCGGAGCCGTTCATCTACGCGGCAGGTCCACAGAATGAGTTTATGACCCTCCCGGCGTATCATCTTTAGCCAGCCGATTATCAATTCATTAGGTGCACCGATTTCCGGGAAACGGTCAGCGCAAAGCGTACCGTCAAAGTCCACCGCGATTATCAAGGGGTTGGTGAGGTCCGTATTTACCGTGTACATATCGTCATGTTCGCAGCACCAGCATACCAACGAGCCTTCCTTGTCAATAACCGCTCCGCACACAACGCATGTGTCTGTCATGTTGTCACCTCCTGATGATTTTTCCTTGGGCTTCCTTGGTACCTCCCTTGCGCTTGGGGTATGGGGTGGCTATGTTAGCCCCACCTCCATGGCCGAGGCCAAGGACGATACCTCCCGTGGCCTCACGCAGGTATCCAGTCCTCCAACTTTCCCCATGACTTGCCTGTGCTGACATCCACGGTCATGGGTGGGTCAAAGGTGAAGTCTTCCATAATAGCCTTGATGGTCCGGCATGCGAGGTCCACCACGCTGTCCGGCACCTCAACTATCACTTGGTCATGGACCTGTAGCAGCATGAAGCCACCGAGGTCACGGATTGCCGGGAACAGCCGGGAAATGGCCACGCGCATCATTTCGGCCACGCCACCTTGGATTAGGTTGGACATGGCCTTGTGGCTGTAGGCATGCTGCACATTGAAGTGCCGTTTCCTCCCGGTCCACATGTTGATTACGCCATCGGCCTCCGCTCTCTGCTCACAGGCTTTGATGAGTTTCCGGAATTGGGGGTACATGCCGTGGTATTTGTTGAGATACCCTTGGGCCACCTTTTTCTCTACCCGGAGTTGCTTGTGCAGCGCCTCCGCGCCGATACCATAGATGACACCAAAATTGATACGCTTGGCAGCATCACGGGGAATATGCAGCGCCTCTGCTGTAGAGGAGTGCAGGTCCGCGCCTTGGCGGATGAGGTCACCCATGGTCTGCTCATTGGCGTAAAAACAGGCCAGCCGCATTTCCGCTTGGGAATAGTCAGCCGAAATCAGGGTATAACCGGGCCGGGCGATGAACACATCCTTGACTTTGAACACAGCAGTTTGCCGGGCCACGGCTTGTAGGTTGGGGTTGCTGCAGGACAGCCTCCCGGAAATGGTGCCGATTAAGTTGAGGTCACAATGCAGCGTGTTGTTGAGGTCCATCAGGTTGAGATATGGCGTGTAGTACCTGCTGTCCACGGAGGACCAGCCACGGGCCTCCACTACAAGTCGGGCAAAGTCCGCGTTTTCATGGCCGGAGGCCATCAGGTTCTCAAGTTCCTCCGCTGCCGAGGATTGAATACCAAGGAACGCGCACACTTGCTTGGAGGAGTTGGGGTTGAGTGCGTATCCGGCAGCAGCGTGGAGCCGGGCAAACGCGTCATTCTTGTGGGCCACGGCCTCCTCCCGGTACTGGTTTATCAACGCTTCGTCCACCATCAGACCGCGATGCTCCATCAGCGTGGTGATGTAGGAGTAATAGTTGACCTGCTGCCAAATGTCAAATAGTTCATAGTGCTGGAGGGCCGGGCGTATGAGGTCCAGCAGCCCACGGGTTAAGCGCACATCGTCACAGGCGTATGGCTCCACATCAGCCGGGTCCAGTTCACCCATGCGGTCCTTGCGGCCTTTCACCTTTTCCAGCAGGGTTTCCTCCTGCCGGGAGCCATCGCCTATGCCGTATCTGTTGCAGATGTCCTTGAGCCGGAAGTTTGGTTCATTTTCGTTGAGCAGGTGGACACCGAGCATGGCATCCTCATAGTTGGGGGCATACCCAACGCCATCACCCTTGAGCATATGCTGGTCAAACTTGTAGTTGAAACCACCATAGGTCCGGTGAGGGTCCGACAGATATCTGCGGAAGAAATCCATCGCTGCCTCCGGCAGGTTGGTGCCTTGTTGATGACGGAAGGGAAAGTAGTACGCCTCCCTCCCGTCATCAACCGATATGCCGATTATCCGGTGGGGGTCCGCCTTGCTGGTGCCGTAGGAGTTCAAGCCATTGGTTTCCGTATCTACCACAGGGGAGGTACAGGCCAGCAAAGAGGGTATCACCCTATCCAGTTTGTCAGCAGTATCTATCAGCATTGAGTTATTTCCGGGCTGCAGCGAGGTCCGACAGCGAAATCACCTTGCTGATGCTGGACCGCTCATTCCCGTTGTATTCCTGCATTTCAATCACCGCTCCGCATTCGCGATTGAGTACATCAGACCGCTTAAACTTGACCACCTGCCCGGTCTGTCCGATACCAAGGGCTTGTACCACTTCGCCAACTTTCCACATGGCCGCTGGGGTCAGGGCGGTCCACAGTTTGAAGTCTTTCCCGGCTTGGTCACCCTCCACGATGGTGAAGGTCCAAATGAACATCGGATTACCGGATTGGGAAACGCTCTGCTCCACCTCCACGCAGCGGACCTTGTAGGTACCATCCGGCACATTGTAGCCGCCGCTGGTGTTGGTCAGGTCCACCTCAAAAGAGTCCGCGCTGCTTGCTGCAGCGTTGCCGGGCATAGCAGCAGCCGGGGCTGTAGCCTTGGGGGATGCGGTCTGCTCCTGACCGGGAAGAAACGGGTTTGCCTTAGCCATGATTAGATATCCTCCTGTGAATAGATTTTCATGATTTCCGCCATGTTGGGGTCCCGGATGGTCATGCCAACGCGCTTGGCGAAGTCTGCTCCACGGGTTTTAGCAGCATAGTTGTTGTAGGGCTGGGTCAGCAGGTAGCGGTGGGTTTCTGTGGTAAACTCACCATCCTCCGCCTCCACCTGTTCATCCACGGGGTATAGGTACCACACGAAATCCATGTAGCCCATGACAGCCGTACACAGTTTATCTGTCAGGCTGGGGCGCGAGGACTCCAAGGTGTTGGTACCCTTGCGGATTTTGTCGCGTTTGTGTGCTATGTAGATGACATGCATGGGCAGGTCACGGAAACCACGCAGCACACGGGCCAGTTGGGTGTTGCTCTTGCCATAGTCATCAAGGTAGATGTCATCTATGGTGCCGCCTTTTTTCATACGGTCCTTGAGTTGGGAGGCCACGATGCCTTCAAGGGACAGGCTCTGCAACTCCGTGATGTTGTCAATCACAATTGTCTTAGCATCCTTATACATCGGGTCACCGTTAATGAGTTTGCGCAACTCACGCTCAAGGTCATCCACGGAATGGATATCTACCGCATGGATGTCACCGCGATTGGCAAGGGTCATCATACCACCGTCAATGTTCATAACCCACACATCCGCCATATAGGGGCTGTCCTGGGCCGTGCCAGCGAGGTGGGTTTTGCCGCTGCCGGGGTCACCATACACGAGGATGTTCATCTTGGTATTGAAAACATCCGGCTTAATCAGGTATTCGCTCATGTTCTCACCTCCTTTCCTACCCATTATACATCACCATCCCCATTGGTGTCAATTAGATTTTTGACATCCTGCCTGTACTCCGGCTTGGGCATGTACGCTGCCTCCTTTATGAAGTCCACATCATAGCCGCGCATTTCCGCGAGGCATATTGGGTTGTAGTGGCATATCTTGCAGTTCCACGGGAACATAGCATAGGTGATTTTCTTGCGCTTGGAGGCTATCTGCCGGACCACAGGCACGATTATCTGCTTCCAAGTTTGCTGGAGGGTCAGGTCATTCCGGTATTCCTTGGTCTGCTTATCCCACACGATATCGGCCAGTTTGTCCTGCATTTCCTCCCGGTACTCCTCCGGGTCCAGCCCGGCGGCTTCCAAGTGCGATTTGTAGTCCTCCCATGTGGTCCGGATTTTAGCCCGTGACATGGTGCCATTTTTGTTCATGCTGGGGATTGCCGGGGGTTGGTTCAGGTGCTGCCAAGTGAGGCTACCCGTAACGCGCACACCCATCTTGTGCAGCGCATAGTTATACACCGCGTTCTGCAGGTTGAACGGCTCCTCCGCATCCGATGACATTTGTGACCGAAACTTCCAATCCACAGCCCATATGTGGCCCGTGTCCACCTCCTGCAGCACCGCGTCTATATACCCGTGCATGCCTTTGGAACCGGGGCAGGGAACAATGAAGTGAAACTCCACCATAGGGGTGAGCAGGTCCAAACCGACCACATAAAAGCGGCTGGGGTCCACACGCTGCAGCGCGTTGTAGAAGATGTGCAGCGCTGCTGATTTGTTGGCCTCCTGCTCCGGGATTTCCTCCGGCAGGAAGTCATTGGCCTCCATATAGGTCCGGAAGTCCGCGAGTATTGCCTCCGCTCCAGCCTTATAAATGCTGGGGATATCATCCACTCCCACGGTCTGCTGCCGGAAACGCTCATTCCAAGCCGCTGCCATTCCAGCATGGCACAATTTGCCAACGGTCAAATACGGGCGCTCCACGCGAGGAGTGATTTTCTCAAGGTAATTGAATGCCCATGACTTGGGACATTTCATCATCTGCTGGACCTGCGAAATGGACACGAGGCCGGGTTGGTTATGATGGGGTTGAAACTGGTGCTTGAGCGCTTTCTTGCTGTTTACCAAGTATTCCATGATGTGCCTCCTTTAGAAATCGTTTGGGTTGATTTGATAGGCTCCGTTGGGCATTTTACTGATGCTGCCAGCCACCTCCAGTTGCTTTATTTGCCGGGATATGGTGCTCTTGTTCTTTCCGGTCATGGACACCAACTCCGCTTGGGTTAGGTTCCCGGTCTTTAGGATATCATAGATATCCGATTGGGCCGGGGTTGCAGCGCTGGGGGTTTCGGCACCGGGAACCGGGCCAACCGCCACCGCATATTGCATAGGGTACCGGGTAGAAATGTCAAAGGTCAGCGTAACCGAGGGCAGGTTCCCCATCACCTTGGAGTGCCTCCGGGCGATGATTTGGTTCTGCTGCAACTTGGGTGAGCGGCGTATCTGCCATCCGGCCTCCAAGAACGCGTTGAGGAATTGGCTTCCCCATGCATCCTCACGGGCGGTGCTGTCCGGGTCCGTGTTCTTTTTGGAATGGTGGGCGATGATGAACGAGCAACCGTACTTGTCGCGCCAAGATTTTAACACCATCATCTGTTCCGCTGATTGGGCCATGTAGTTGTCCACGCTGGTGGCGGAGTACAAGGGGTCTATCATGACCACACGGGGCCGGATTTGGGCGATACACTTTTCCAGTTCCTCCAGCACCTTGGGGTTGTCAAACCGCAGCAGCCGTGACGGGTGTATGTAAATTGGCAGGTCCGGGTTGAGCGGCACCGTGTATTCACCGCTGTCCAGTTTCAGTTGGTTTCCCATCCGGGCGTTGGCAATCAAGGCCAATCGCTCCGTAAGGCCAAGGTGGCTATCCTCCTGCTGAATGATTACGCATGGTCCGCACTGGTTCACACGGGCACTGCCAAGGAACGGTAGGCCGGAGGAAATGGACACCGCGAGGTCCAGCAGTATCCATGTTTTATAGGACTCCGGTGGTGATACCAAGAAGGTGATTGACTTTTCCGGGAGCCAATCCTCCACGGCCCACATCACGCCATCGCCACCATAACCTTTGATGTAGTCTGACATCCGTATCAGGTCAAATGTGTTCTCTTTTGGCTTTTCAGCAGCGGCCCGGTCATCCTCAAACTCCACCCTGACGGGGCCAAGCATATCCTGCGCGTGGTTGCGCTGGATAGATTTAATCGTGGTTCGGATTTCGCTGGTTGGTAGCGGTGGGTCATTGCGCTCATTCCACTCCATGAGCAGCGCCTCCACGATATCCGAGGACACGCCTTTTTTGAAGAAATACCCGGCCAGCCGGGCGGCGGCATCGTTGCGGCCCCCCTCACTAACACCGCGCAGCAACTCCGATATCCATGTTTCCGTGCTGGGGTTGCTGGGCTGGGCTTCGGCTTCAAGGATGGAGGCCGGGAATACGCTTGGCATACCCTTGCTCACCCATTCGTACCTACCACCGCTGGGGTGCTTGGTGGGCGGCAGCACGATGAAGCCGCCATCGGCCCGGAGGTCAATTCCGTCAAAGATCCGGACCCTGTTGGACACCCGGCCTCTGTTGGGTGGATAGCGAAAAAATAGGTGATATCCTCCGGACCCGGTGCGGCTGACCATGTTGGTAGGGTATTTGCGCAAGATGTCCTCAATCGGCTCCGGGCATGTGCTTTCCACATCGAGGACCAGTATGCCGGATATCTTGCCTGTGACTACGCCTACACCTGCTCCGGACAGGTGGGTAAACCATTCCGATACCACCTGTGTGCTGGCCCGTTCCTTGGTATATTGCAGCCAATTCTGCATATACGGGCGCTTTTCATCGGGTTTGACGGGCAGGATGCTCCAACCATAACTACCATACTCCTTAATCAGGTCTAGCATGGTTAGATTTCCTCCTCTTCAACCTCCGTATCCAGTACGAATAACTCATAGGTTTCAACCTTGAATAGAGCAGCATACTTTTTAATCGCATCCGGGGACATGGAACGCGTTCTGTTCTCATGACGGCTGATTGCCGGAACGCTTAAGCCCGTGATGGTGGAAACCTCATCTTGGGTCAGCCGGGAGCGATTGCGCAACTCCTCCAGCCTGTTTGCCGGGGCCAGCGCTTTAGATTTAACCTCTTTGGTGCTCATGGTAACACCTCCTTTCCCATCCATTGTACCACTCCCGTGCCGGGGTGTCAATCCAATTTTTTCCATACCATCACCGGAGGAAGCCATAGTTCCTCTCACCTTTCATAAAGTCTTCAAATAGTGACCGTTTCCTGTTCATGCTGTGCAGCATATCCACATCCACGGTGCCTGTAGCCACCAAGTGAATGAATAGCACGGACCGGGTTTGGCCGGGCCTGTACAGCCGGGCCATGCTCTGTTCATACAAGGCCACGGAAGTGGGGAGGCTGTAGTAAATGCAGGTGTTAGCCGAGGTCAGGTCAATACCTTCCGCTCCGGCCTGGATTTGGACCACTAACACGCCTCCGGACCTGTTCCATTGCTCCAGTTGATTGGCCTCACCTGACAACTGAAACACCCTCTTTTCCGCTTTGGTGGCGGACCTGATTACGGCCCGGATATCGTGCTTGAACACAACGAATACCACAAGACGGGCCGAGGAGGACATATCCAACATCAATTCGTATATAGCCTCCTCCTTGGCAGCGTTGAGTTCCACCGGGGCTGGGGCCTCCAGCAGCCCGTCTTGGGCCATGGCAAATCCGGATGTAATTTGCTGCAGCCGGAGCAGTTTGTGCAGCACATTTTTAAGCACAATAGTGCCGGAGGCTTGGCCGTTGTCTACCTCCGCTATAAACTCCTTGGCCAGTTGCTTGGATAGTTTCATGTCCGCTGCCGGGAGGTCCACCTCCACCACGCGGTGGGGTAGTTTGTCCGGTAGTTTGAGTCTATCCTTGATATCGTCCATCTTGCATGAATAGGCCAAGGTCCGAAACTTGCGCATTAGTTTGTCTTGGTTCTTAAACCCTACCACAAAGTTGCGCTCCGGGCCTCCAAGGATGGCGTACTCCTCCCGGAACATGTCATACCGGGTGCCGAATATGGTGTTGTCAAGGAAACGGTACTGACCGTACACATCCAGCGGTGAGTTGGCCATAGGGGTACCGGACAGGCACAGTTTGTACCGGGTCCTGCGGCCCATCATCGCCAAGTATTTGCTTATTTTGCTGTTTGGGGCCTTGGCCCGGTGGCTTTCATCAAGGATTATCAGGTCCGGGTTTATCCGGTCCACGGCATGCCGCATTTCGTTTCGCCAGACTATATCATAGTTCATCACGAATACCCATATTTCGTGTGCGTGGACAGGCTGGTCCTCCAGCATTTGCCGGATTTCGTCCGCCTTTTTAGCCACGGTCCTGCTGCCTTGGGCGGTCCATACCCGGAAGTCCACCGGATAGGGTCCGTGCTTGTCAATCTCACGAGGCCATACGGGCATTACGGATTTGGGGCAAAGGACCAGCACATGCCGAGGTGCCACCTCCAGCATATACTCCAAGGCCACACGGGTTTTACCTGTTCCCATGTCCATATCCAGCATAGTGGCCGGGCGCTGCAGCGCAAAGGTCAGGGCCTCCTGCTGGTTGGGCCATAACTGGTCAAACCTGCTCATGTTTAGATGCCTCCCATGGTCAGCCAACTTTCAATGGGCGTATGGGTGACCAAGGCCAGCGCATAAACATGCTCCAGCCGTGGGAGGCTGATACAGTCTACCCATTTCCGGATGGCAAGGGCGCTCACATCTATCATCATGCTCAACTCCTCAAATGAAACATAGTTGGTGTTCATGAAATAAATCAGGTTGTCGCTTAGGTTGCGTTTCAGTTGCTCCGGGTCCACCAGTTTGTTATATGTGTGCTGCATTCTGTCCTCCTATTCAATCTTTCCGATCTTGACTTTCTTGTTGCCTATCCGCTTATTGGCCACACCATAGTTGGCCGGGCTTGCGGACATGACTATCTTGCGTAGCCGGGCCTGTTCGTCCATATAAATGCGGTACTCCTTGTACTCCGGGCATTGGCCGTGACATCCGACCTTGCGGTCAGGGCATCCATAGCATGGGGCTTTGGGGGTAAAGTTCATCAATATCCTCCGCTCTTAGGTCCATTGGCAGCGGCGCTGGGTCCATCATCTGCTGCTGCAGGTCCTTGTAGTGATACATTAATTGTACCACACCCTCCGGGGTCAGACCAGTTAATCTATACCTTTCCAACTCCTCCCGGTCAGCGCGTATTTGCCGCATTTGGGCTGTGGACAGGATTTGCGACATGTCACTTCACCTCCAGCCGCTTGTGGGCGCGTTTGGCCCGGTAGTGCAGGTTGTTCACATACATTTGCCATTGCTCCGGGGTGATGCTGGGCGGCATGTTCATCCGCTCCTTGCGCTGGGCGTGGTTCCTGCGCAGCCGGGCAATAAATGTTCGAAAGGGTCCTAAACCTTGAAATCTCATTTGGTTTCCTCCTTCACCCTATTTTTTATCTTGCGGTATTCATATTCGGATATCCATCCAACCAAGTGTGATGTTGCGCCGCTTTTGTCCTGATATAATTCAATGACCGGGGCGATTCCATACACCTCCAAGTCGCCAAACTCGTCAACCTTAGATTTGGCGTTTTTCATAAGGATTTTGCCATTCGCCGCAGACCTTAGGCTAAGCCTTGTAAAAGGCGACAGAAGCGGGTCCGTCCCGGCGTACAAATCTTTAAGTTTCATTTTCATATGGTTTCCTCCTAAATATCGTTTTCATAGTCTTCCAACGCATTAATCAGTCCATCAAAGTCTTCATTGGGTCCAAGCATATGGGCTAGCGCATGAACCACCCGAAGCGGAATAGCCATTTCTTCGGCAATGCTCTTGAGATAGTGCGCTCTGTTCCTGTACCCGTGATTCCGATAAACTTGGTTGCGGTCCTGCGTGTTATCCATGGTGTGCCTCCTTTATTTTTGAACCGGGCCGGGTAGTTAGTTCGGCCCGTGTCCATTCTTAGCATTCGAGGTATCTGCTGCATACCCTTCGTACATTTCGCTCACCTTTCTGCCCGGTCCGGGCTGTCCGTGGGGAAGGTGCCGGGGTTTAACGCCTCCCGGCAGGGCGCTGGGCTGTTAGTCCGCGAGGCCCTCACGCCTCATGACCTCCTTGCCAAGTTCGGTCAGTTCAAAGCATTTCATCTTGCGGGTCCGGGTGCTGCCCATTTCGCTCCACTCCTCCAGCCCGGTGACCAGCATACCCTTTTCACGGAGGGTGGACACCATGGCTCCGGTGGTCATCTTGCCAATGCCGAGCGGCTCAAGCGTGTCCGCGAGGATGGGGATGAAGAGGGTGCTGTCCACACCGCGCTCATAGAAGCTGTCCTGCCTCATGAGGTCCAAAAACTTGCGCTGCAGGTCCGTAATGAAGAACGGGTCCTTTTCCGGCTTGGATTTCGGCCCCTTGGGGGCCTTAACCTTGACGGGCTTGGGCTGGGCTTTGGCGTTGGCCGCTTTGGCGTTGGCCCATTCCTCATCGGTCAACTTGCCGCCCACGGCGGCTTCGGCCTTGGCGCGTTCGGCCTCATCTTGAATGCGCTTTTCCTGCTCCGGGTAGTACCGCTCCATCAGGTCACGGGTCAGGCTCTTGCCTTGGTCCACGGCCAATTTGGTGATTTCCTCAACGCTCATGGCCTGGGCCTCAATATCCAGCATGCCCACCAGCCCGGCGCTCTTGGGGTCCTTGTTGATGAGGGTGGCAATGCGCTTGGCAGCGCCGAGGGTGGCGTACCCGGCATCGTCCGGGAGGTCTTTCATGGTCAGGCTCCACAGGTTGCCTTTGTGCAGGATGTTGCCATTGTCCTTGGTGTTGGTGTTGCGGATGATGATTTGGTACTGTTTCATAGTGTGTGCCTCCTTTATTGGCCACCTATTGTATGCCCGGTGGCCGGGGCTTAATTGCAGGAGCACTGCTCCTTTATATAACCATTATAACACAGCCTTGGTTTCCTGTCAATATATCACTTGACATTTGCTCTGTATTTCTTCTGTTTGTACTCCGTGGTAACCATTTGATACATCACTCCGGCCATTCCGGATGGTCACCATCCAGCGCTTATCAGGTGGGGTCAGGGCAGCAGGTACAAGGTGGAAATGCCTTGCTCCTTGGCCCATTTGATTGCGTTGCGCTTGGCCTCCGCGTACGGCCCATAGAAGTTAACCTTAAGGTCTTCGGCCCGATTGCCGAACCACCAATTACCAATGCCGCTGGCCCGTGATTTCCCGGTGGACCAGACCCATTTATCCATGCTGAAATTAACCATTTTGTGCCTCCTGTGTTGTATTGGTGGTTTCCCACTACCCGGCCTCCTGTCCGGGTTTCGGCTGGTAACCATCCAGCGCTCATCAGGTGAGATTAATCCAAGCTTCCTCTATCTTTGATTTTGATGTGTCCTGCTGGTGTCTGCTCTTCTACTGTCCATGTGATGTAGTTGTTGGGGTTATGTTCCCAATAAACCCGGATGTTGTTGCCTTCCCGGAAATGGTCCAAAGCCTCACGATGTGTCCCAAATACTTCGCCAGTTGTTTCAGATTTCCAAATAACCTCACGGGTCAGGATTGTGGCCTTAGTTGCTTCTGTCATTTCTGATTTCCTCCAAGATTTTATTTTCCACTCTGCATTAACCGGGCTTGTGACCGGACCTTGCTGCATTAACTGTGCCGCCTCTACCACCTTCGTTTCCTCTGCCCACCGGACCTGCGGTGACCATGTTTCCTGTGTTCGCTGTACTGGGCGAAACCCTGCGGCTGTTCTGTTGTCAAGGTGCGCGTTGGGCTGCTGCCCAACCCCTAACCTCCTTTATGATACCATTATAACACACCGGGAGCCTCCTGTCAATATATCACTTGACAGGCTTCTGTATTTCTTCTGTATTTCGTATACAGCATAGGTTGATGATATGCTGATGATATATTCACAGGCATATTCACGCGTACGCGTATATAGTGGAAATGGTCCTGTTGACACGCTCCGGGGGTCTTGCCGGGTGATGTATAAGACGGGTACCAGCCTGTACATGTTGCATTGGTTGCACTTTCCAGTTGTATGGTTGGTTGCATGTCAGTTGTATTGACAGTTGCATAGGCAACCTGCCGTACGGACCGGGCGTTGCGGCATGTGGTTGTATTGACAGTACAACCCATGCAACGGGGTCAGTTGCATTGACAGTACAACCAGAATGCAACCGAATGCAACTGTCAATACAACCGGGGTGCAACTGTCAATACAACTAGAATGCAACGAGTTGTAATTGGTAATAAGAGGACAGGCCACGAGGCCCAGTGGGACCGAACAATTGATATATCAACTGGAAATACAACTCCGATGCAACTGGTTGTGGTTGTCAATAGGCTCCGGCGTTAGGTGGAAATACAACTCCGAGGGTTTTCTTCCCCCCTAAAAGGGGGAAGAAACCCGGAGCGTATAGCCACGCCATGCAACGCAACAATGCAACGGGTAGTAAATCGGATTGACACCGGGTGCCCGGCGTGGTATACTGTTGTCAGGATGGTGGTGGGCCGTGATGTGTGCCTCTGCTCACCGGGTATGAGTTGGATTGGTGGGGGTCCAACCGCTAGATGTTCCGGGCTGCTGCCCGTTTGATATATAGGCTATACCGGAGGTACAACCGATGTCCGAAATCATGGAGGCCCGAAACCTGCTTAACAGCGTGAAGAACAACAACCTGCGCATCAAGGCTTTGATGGAGCGCAGGTATGACTATTACACCATGGCGCTGCATGGCCGGGATTTCGCGGACAACAGGACACCAGGCAACCGACCGGGCAACCAACCGGGAAGCGGAGTTGAGGCTGCTGTGGTTGCGCTGCAGGGTCTGGAGTGCGAGATATGCGAACGGATTGAGGACCTGACCCAACTGACTCGGCGTACCGAGGCTTTGATAGACCGGATACCGGACATCAAGCACCGGGACCTGCTCAAGTTCCGGTACTACAACAACTGGAGTTGGAACAAGGTGGCACGGGCCATGAATTACGAGCGGACACAAATATGGCGGATACACAACGATGCGCTTGCTGCATTTGCTGCCGAGTTAAAAGTTGCAACATCATGCAACACCATGCAACACTCACCTGTGTTATAATGGATATGTAGAATAATGTTTACAGAACAGGAGGTATAATGAAATGGCGAATGACACAGACAAGACCCCTACGGCAGAGGCGGGAGCGAATAAACTGCTGCTGTGCGGCACGAAATACAGGTTTGAAGCGGTGGTATAGCGTAAACGAAACGGGCAGCATAGAAAGGGGGTGAACGCATGGCGGCAGGCAAATATGAGAAATGGCTTACGCCAGAGAAGTTGACACTCCTTGAAGCGTGGGCGCGGGACGGGCTGACGGATGAGCAGATAGCCAAAAACATGGGGATAGCCGAATCAACGCTATACGCATGGAAGGGCAAGTACCCGGAGTTTTCGGACTCCCTAAAAAAGGGCAAAGAGGTTGTAGACATCCAAGTCGAGAACGCTCTATTCAAGCGAGCAATGGGCTACACCTACGAAGAAAAGACCTATGAGCGCAAGCAGATCAACGAAGAAGGCGATATGGGCATGGTGCTGGCAAAGACTGTAACAAAAGAAGTGCTGCCCGATGTAACGGCTCAAATTTTCTGGCTCAAGAACCGCAAGCCCGCCGAGTGGCGTGACAAGCAGCAGATAGACACCAACATCAGCACAGGCGGCGACTTTGTGTTGAAGATAAAGCCGAGCGATGAGACAGATAGAGTTTGACCCGGCGCTATGCAACGCGGTCTATCTGCCTTTGCTACAAGACGACACCCGCACTCAGATAGTCTTTGGCGGAGGATCGTCTGGCAAGTCCTATTTCTTAGGCCAACGCACGGTGCTTGACACGCTACAAGGGCGTAATTATCTGATACTGCGCAACGTAGCGCGAACACTCAGGGGCAGTGTGTGGAACGAAGTCACCAAAGCCATCACGACAATGGGGCTGGGCGACTGGTTCTTGGTTGGTAAGTCTGACATGACCATTACGGCATTGAACAACGGCGCTCAAATCATGTTCGCGGGGCTGGACGATGTAGAGAAGATAAAGAGCATCACCCCGGCCAAAGGCGTCCTCACCGACATCTGGATTGAGGAAGCCACCGAAACATCCTATGACGATTACAAGCAATTGGAAAAGCGCCTGCGCGGCGAAAGCAGACACCCCAAGCGCATTACGATGTCATTCAATCCCGTGTATAAGGAACATTGGATATACGGACAATTCTTTGGCAACTGGCAGGACGGCGCAAGCGAGTACCATGATGACGGACTGTCCATCCTAAAGACAACCTACCGCGACAATCGCTTCCTGACCGACGACGACCGGGCCGCGCTTGAGAACGAGAGCGACCCGTACT